TCTGAAATTCAGACGACCTTTTTATTTGGAGATAAGAAATGCAAATCACTGAACACTTTAGCCTAAAAGAACTGACGCGAAGCGAGACTGCGCGTCGCTTAGGTATTCCAAACGTACCGTCTGCCGCTGAAATGGGCAATATCCAATACACGGCGGAGCAGCTTGAAAAAATTCGCGCCTATGTTGGGCGCGGAATCGTCGTAACTTCATGCTTTCGCAGCGAGCGTGTGAATAAAGCGGTCGGCGGATCACCAACATCTGCCCACCGTTTCGGCTTGGCTGCTGACTGCGATGCCATCAGCTTAACTTCTTTGGCGTTTGCGAAAGAAATCATCAAAATGCGTGACGAAGGGAAAATCACGTTCGACCAGTTGATTCTTGAGTTCCCGGAACGCGGGGATGGTGCATGGGTGCATGTCGGCTTCCGCCGTAATAGCCCAATGCGTAACCAAATCATGACCGCAACCAAAAAAGGCGGGAAAACCGTGTATTTGCCCGGTCTGCACGTTTAGAGGTTGGGCATGAATCCCGTTGATTTTGCAAAACAGAAAATCACGGAATGGCAAGAAAAAAGCCGCGAAGCCAGCGAAAACGCAGACCTAGCGGCTTTTGAGTTTGCTGAACGTGAGATTAAAACTTATAAGGATATGGCTGAATTATGGTTGAAACGTTGCTCAAAAATTGGAAATTGATTGCAGTTTTAGTTGTGATCGCAATCGTCATCGGTGCCTGGCAAGCCGACCGCAAAGCGGAATATCGGCGCGGGCGCGATGAAATGGCCGCTGAAATTTCAGGCCGTCTGAAAGATGCCGCGATTGAGAAAGCTAAAGAAGACCGCGAAACATCTGCTGTATATCAGGCAGGGAAAGCGGTGCGTGAAGAAAAGGAAAGGGTGCGTTATGTTCAAGTGCCTAAAATTATTGAAAAAACTGTCTATCGGAATACCTGTCTTGATTCTGATGGGCTGTCAGTCATCAACGCCGCCATTGACGACGGCGACTAAACCTCCTGCTGATTTAGTACAACCATGCCCGAAACTGCCTAAACTTGAGGGCGGTACAGGCGCGGATGTGCTGCCGTGGTCGTTGCAGGTTATCAGCCTTTATAATGACTGTAAGGCGCGGCATAAGGCGTTGTCTGATACGTTCAAGTAAAGCAAAAGCCGTCTGAATCTTCAGACGGCATTTTCTGTTTACCTTACCGCAGCCTTGCTGTAAATGCCTTCAAGACATACGGCTATGCGGCCGGAGGTGTCTTTGTCCGCATATCCCCGCAACACTTCGAGGGCTGCGACGGCTCTTTTCAGGCGTGAACGGGTTTCGCACCAAACCGTCCCCATCGTAACCGCCTGTCTGTTGCCAAGCTGTTTGAGCGGCGCGGAGATGTCTTTGCCCAATTCAATCATCCATGTGCCGTAATAAACCATAGCGGCAATGTCGGCTAAAGAGTTGCCGTCGATGGGCAGTTTCGGCTCGGCCTTGGGCAGTGCATCCAACACTTCGCCTGTCAAGCCTGTGTGCAGGGTTAGCGCGTGGGCATAGGCGACGGCTTCGGGCAGCTTCTCGGCAGGGATGTCTTCGATGGCTTCGACGTTGAAGCGTTGGTGAATCATACTGTACGCGGAGGAGTAGTCTATGCCTTTGCGTCCGACAAGCGCGGCAACGGCTGGGGTCAATCCGGTACGGTCGTCGGCGGTGGTTTTTTGTCCGATTTGGTAGCCGCCTGTTTTGCGGATGGTGGGCAGGACTTCAGATGTTACCCATTTGCGGAATTTCCAAGCGGTTGAGCCTTGTTCCATTGCTTTACGGCTGCGAAGAATCAAAATATATAAACCGCTTTCGTTGATGATGTTCACGTTACCGCCGCCTCCGTGAATTTCAGACCGCCCTATGTTAAACATAGACCGCTCGTCATCATCTAATTTTTCAAGTGCTTGCGTTGGGTTCTGGATTTCTAAAGCCTTACATACATCGGCGGCAACAAACCAAGTCAAGCCGCCTTTTTCAAAGGCACGAACGGGAGAAGTAGTATTGAAATTAAATGATTGAATTACGTTCATAATGAAGTGTCCTAGTGAGTTTTCTTAATGCCCGTTAGGGCGGACGCGTGGTTAAGAACCCTCACTAGATGGGCGGACTTATTCCCCTTACGGGTATTGTATTCGTCGCCCACGCGTCCATAAGAAACTTCGGTTGTGCCATCGAAACAAACAACACGAAAGGAAACTTACAGATATGAAAAAATCACATTGACGGAGTGATTGCCGCTAGTGTGTGGTTCTTACGCCACGAACAGGAATATAAAACAAAACCCCCTGCACATGCAAGGGGTTTTTTACTATTTCTGTTCAATCGAAACTTCCACTTTATTGCCTGTGATAACGCAATATGCCCGATAATCAATCTGCATTCCAAGCCCGTTTTTAGCCGTAAATCCACGGGTAACCAAGATATTGCCATTCGGATTTACTCCGGTTGCCGTGTCTAGGAGGTGCGGGTCAAACGTTCCGGGATGATTCAATTGAGCTTTAATTGCCGCATCACACTGACTGATGACGGCTGAATTATCAATCTCTTTATCCTGTTCAGCGGTTGATTTTCGGCCGGAATTAAGGTCGTCAGTAGATACAAAAAAGCGTTTACCATTCCTGCAATCTACAAAGAAAACCATTTGTTTTGCTTTCGGGTTGCTGCGTGCATCTGAAATATCAACACTTTCTACTGCATCGCATGAATTCTCCCGGGCAACATGTTCGGCTATCCGTGGCAAATAACCATTCATTTCTTTGACGGCCTTCTCGCCCCACTGTTTGTACAACTTCGGATAAGTTTTCTTATCGTACTTAAATTCCCGTACACCTGAAGCAATTTTCCCATCAATTTTCTGCTTTTCGGCGACCGCCTGCTCTTTAGGCGTTAATTCCTTTTTCGGCACAGCGCACATAGCAACAAATAGCAAGATAAAAATACCGCCCACAATCAGCTTGATTTTCTTTGCTTTTTTTGCCTTATCCGTAGAATTAGCTTGCCTTTGGTTGTATTGCTGCCGCCGTTCTTCTGGGTTTTGAGATTCATTATAAAGGGCGACCTTCACTGCTTGCAGGAATGCGTCGTTCTTCTCTACCAGCATTCGGCGGCCATCAAAAAACACAACCTCTATCACACCGCCGTCCTGCACCTCATAACCTGCAATATCAAGCAGTGCAACCTTCTCGCCGCGAAGAAGAACAATACAATCTTTTTTTAAGACGGCTTTCCCTTTATGAAAATCGCCAGCCAGTATGTTGATATATGCCATTTCCCATCTTTCATTAAGACGTGTTAATTTCCGCAATCATACCGTAACCGTAAAGAAAATCAAACCTTCTCAAATCAAAGCGAATCTACAAAGTCCGCCCAGTCTTGCAGCATTTGGCGGCGTTGATTGATGAATTTGGCGTGAAAATATGCCGCATCTGTTTGATTGTCTTTAGCGTGGGCAAGTTGCGCCTTGATGTACTCATGCTCGTAGCCCATCTCTGATAGGTTGGTTGCAAGTGTCGCTCTAAAATCATGCCCTGATATTGTCAGCCCCATATACTCCAATGCTCTATTTATGGTTGTGGCGGACAACATATCATCGGGTCGTTTGCTGTTTGGGAATAGTAGCCGCCCGTTACCCGTAACCGCGTGTAGCTCTGTGAGTAACTCGACGACCTGAGACGACAACGGCACGACGTGCATTCTCGACTTTTTCATCTTGTTCGCGGGGATGCGCCAAATCGCGGCGGGCAAGTCAATATCAGCCCATTCAGCCCGCCTTGCCTCAATCGTGCGGACGGCTGTGTATAGCAATAACTGCGCGGCTTTTTTGACGACAAACGAGCCATTATAGTTTGCAAGGCTTGTCTTGAACGCCCTGATTTGTTCGGCGGTCATGGCTTTGGCGTGGGTTATTTCGGGGCGTTTGAGATACCCGGCAAACGCTAAAGTCGGGTCATTCGTCGCCCGCATTGTTCGGATCGCATAAAGAAAAACCGCGCTCATGTGTTGGCGGGTGTATATGCCTGACACGATAACGCCTTTATCTTTGCAAACGTCGAGACACTCCATAATCTGACGCGGCGTTACTTTGGTTATTGGTGTGTCTCCGATAATCGGATAGGCGTATTTTCTAAGCATACGATGTATGGCTTTGATGCTGCCATCACTGATTGTCTTGGATGACAGGTATTCTTCGGCAATGGCTTCAAAAGTGTTTCGATTTTGCCTGCGTTGTTCCTTTTTCTTGGCTGCCCTGTCATGCGCAGGGTTGATGCCCTGCGATACAAGCAATCGCGCTTCTTTCCGTCTTTCACGCGCTTCAGCCAGCGATACATCAGGATATGCCCCGATAGCAAAGACGGACTCTTTACCGTCAAGCCTGAACCGGTACCGCCATAGTTTTGAGCCGTTCGGATTTATTACGATATACAAACCGTTGGAATCGGTTAATTTATAAGGCTTTTCTTGAGGTTTTGCCTTGCGGATTTGGGTATCGTTGAGCATAAAAAAGAGGGTATGAATGAGTTGATACCCAAAATCATACCCTCTTTTTTCAAGGATTGCCACGCACTAGTGCGAACGAAAACGGACAGAAAACGGCAATAAACACAGGCTTATCAAAATGATATGAACTAAATCGAACCGTTACGAACGAGAATAACAGTTATCAATGAACAAAAGCATGGGGTACGGCCTTTTAGGGTTGTTTGACGGCGGCAATGTTTTCGGGCGAATTGATAAACGCCCACATCTGCTCTTCGGTTCGGAAAACGCCGTTACGGACAATATAATGCAGCG